CGACCGTGTCGCCGATCTTGGTCAGGCCCATTTTGGTGCACCCGCCGCTGGGAACCGTGTAGTTGTCCAGCGCCTGATAGTGCTGACTCCGCATACCGACGCTCATGATGACCTCCTAGAGCGTCCCCGAGGCTTATCAGTCCTTGGGGAGAAGAGACTTGTCGCTGATGTCCGGGAGCGAACCTTCCCCGCCGGCGTTCGCGTTGCCGCCCTTTCCGTCCGTGCCTCCGCCCGAAGCGTTGCCTTTGTTCTGCGGGGTGGTGTTCCCGCCGCCCTTGGTCCCGGCCTTGCCGGGTTCCCCGAACAACTCCTGACCTTCCGCGACCGCGGTGTCCATGAACTTGTTCAGGTCGTCTTTGAGCTTGGCTTCTTCGGTTGGGGTGAAGGACTTTTCGAACTGCTTGCGAACGTACTTTGCGAGACGTTCGTCCTTTTCAAGCGCGGGACGTTCCTTGAGCACGGCTTCGAACTGCTCCCGGGCCTGAGTCTTGAGGCTGCTGGATTTGTGAGACGCCAGCGAGTCCTGAAGGGTTTTCTTCTCCGCCTCCAGGGTGGCGACTTTCGTCTCCAGCTCCTGACGCTTGCGGATGTCGTAGCCCTTCGCGTTGTTGATCTTCTCCTCCACGTGCTCACGCATGAAGGGGTCTGAGGTAAGCTCCGCGATCTGGAACAGATCGGACGGCTTGTGCTTGCCCTCCTGGATGGCCTTGCGGATTTCTTCCAGGGTCATGGTCTTCTCGCCTCCTTGGCGGTTGGTCTCCGCGAACGCCTGGAGCTGCGCAATCAGCGTCGCCCCGGCAAACGCGGGCTTATCGATCGCGGAATTACTCAGCGCAATCCCGTTGATCTCTTGAATGTCGGCCTCTTGAACATCAAATTCCCGGGCGTTCTCCGGTACCCGAACGATGGCCTCGATCGAGGCGACATCGAAGGGGATGTCCTGAAACTGAGGGTAGATGTAGACGGCGGCAACGGAGGACATGGCGTCCCCGACGCGCTTGAAGAGCTTGCCGACGACTTCGCCGATGGGTTGCCGGTTGGCATAGTCTGAGGGCTTGGCGTCCGGGCCCTTGGCGGGGTGGCCGTTGTAGACCGGGGCCCCGAGTCCGAGCTTGGACGTCAGGGCTTCGATGGCTGAGCGATACCAGCGCTGGAGGGTGGCTCCAATCCCGGCAACCTTCGGCTGAGCCTCCCCTTCCTGACCGATAACGAAGGCGAGGATCTTCGGGTTTGGGTCCTCGCGTTTGATATCGGAGATGGTACGGGGGGAGACCATGCCCATGACCTCATCGGAGGACATGGCCAGGAGCCGGCCGAGAATGCGCGTGGTGTTCATGGTGATAAGTCCTCCGGCATTACCCCTAATCGAATGGCCATCCGCTCTTCTGGCGATAACTCCGTGTTTTCTTCTTGGGGTTTTATCATCCTCATGAAGGCGGCATATCGCGGAGAGATTGAGCGAATAATGGATAATTCCCATCCGGCCTTCGGGCCTTTTACATAAAGCCGTTTGCCGCGAAAATAGCGCGTGCTTCCGCGCAGTGCCTGAGCCCACCATATTGGGACTCCATCTTTTCGCAGTATCAAGCGTTTCATGTCAGCCCTTCTTCGCCCGGCCCTTCTTCTTCTCGGGCTCCGCTTCCGTCATGGGCGCGGGCTCGGTTTTCGTCTCCGTCCCCACGTACTGCTTCCGGATCTCCTCGATGTTGCCGGTGGTGATCATCGGACCCTTGGCCGGCCGCCGCTTCCCTTCCTCTGGGCGGGTCGGCAGTTGCGGCTGGATCGTGTTCGTGGTCAGCGCGGGCTTGCGCTCACGCACTTCCGGCCGCGGCGCCTCCACCTCGTTTGTCGTGATGGCTTTCGGTTTCTGCTTCTCGTCTGTCATGTCATTCCTCCTCTTCCTCGGTGTTGTCTTCCTCACCCTCGTCGGGGTGCATCTTTTCGAAACGCTCCATTCTTTCGTCGCTCTCCTCGGAAACGCGCTGAGCTTCTTCAGTGGCGTTGATGTTGGGAATCTGCTCGAGCACGGTCTGGAGGCTGATCGCCCCCGAGCTGTAGAGCGGGAGCCAGGTCTCGGTGATCCGCTTCCACGTCTCCGGCGAAACCCTGGGGATGGATACCTTTACCCGTTCGGGGACCAGCGGCGTGGTCTTGGCGTTGGCGTTCCAGATCGCCATCGCCTTGCGGATGAGCTCCTGGTAGGCCCCGATCCAGATCACGCGCTCCTTGGAGGTGGCGGCCTCGACCTGGTCGGAGGTGACTTCTGACCCGGACCCCAGCTTGGTGGTGAGATCGCCGAACCCAAGGAACCCGATGGGAACGCCCGTCGCTCCACTGATGATCTTGGCCAGGGTCAGGATCTCCGTCTCGATGCCCCGCTGCGCCTCGGCCCCGGGCATCAGGTACAGGAGTTGCCCGGTATGGGTAAAGAGCTTTCTAACCCGCCAGTTGTTGGCAATGTCCTTAATGGCATCCTTCATCGCCTTGGCTTCGTCGGCCGTGGCGCACTGGATATGGGGGACGGGAGACCCAAACAGGCGGTCGATCTCGCGCCAGTCCCGGAGCGCCTTGCTCAGCCATTCGATCTCGGTCAGACACTTGCCGACCTTGGGCGTGGGCTCGTTCGGCTTGTGGACCCGCCCCCCGAACCGGGCGTAGACGAAGCTGTTTTCCTCGAGCGATTTAAGCCCGGAGCCGTCTTTCCATTCCACCCGCTGATACCAGAGATAGTCATCTTTGGGGTGGACGATCGTGTACTTGGTCTCGACCCGGCTCATGTGCCGGAGTGAGACCTGCTGGTCGTCATCATTCCACGCCAGTACTCCCAGAAAGCAGCCCTCGAGCTCGCCTTCCTTGGCCAGGTCCTGGGGCATCTCCCGGTCCAGGCCGTTGTATTCGAAGAAGTCACGGACAAACTGCATTTCCTTGGACTTTGCGTCACCCGGCCCGCCGTTCTCGTTGACGGCCGAGACCGAGAGCCCTTGGCCGATAATGAAAGCGGCCCGCGTGTCGACGATGTTCCCGAGCTGCACGCAGCCCCATTTATCGACAGCCTGGTACTTCTTCGCGGCTGAGTCGATTATCTTCTGGTATGACGTGAAGGCGTTTCCCGAGTAGACGGCCGTTCCTGCTGTCGCCCGGTCCGCGACGTCGTCGATGACGAAGCCCTCCACCTCTGCCAAGCGGGCGGCCAGGTCGGCGTTTTCTTTTGCCAGGGCTTCGAGTCTGCGGGCCGTCTTGAATATGGCCATCAGTAAACCTCTTCGTCGGATTGGAAGGCGACGGCTTCGACCCCTGACTTGGCGTGCGTATAGATTCCGTAGATCGTGGCCTTGATAGCGTGTTCCTTACCGGGGCCAGGAACCGGGAGAGAGTGACCGTCCTTGTCCTTCTTCCACACCCAGGACCTGACTTCCTTGACCAGGTTCGGGGATCCCTCGACGATGTGGATCTTCTGAGCCTTGAGGAAGTCGATGCTCGCCCGGACACTGTCTTGACCCTTGAGGGAGGGCTTGGCGTTGAGGCCGTTGTCGCAAAGCTCTTGAATGCTCTTGGGCTCGGCCGAGTCCCAGTAGGAATCATCGTTCCTGGTGACGCCGAGGGCCAGGGCGCGGACCGCAAGGGCGGGGTTGGTCAGGCCCTTTTCATACAGCAGTTCCTCAACCCAGTACTCATCGGCGCGGCGGTAGATCTTGACCAGGGCGGCCTCGTCGATCGAGTAGCCGAAGTCCCCGCCGTAGATAATCTCATCGAAGGCGATGGTCGGCAGCGGCTGCACGTCCCAGTTGAAGATGACGCCCTCGAGCTCTCCCCATTCCCCGAGAAAGTAGATGTTGTAAAAGTTCTTGTCGTCCGCAGCGGCCGCCTTGAGCATGGAGATGTATTCTGGTTCCGCCCAAGGGTTATCAAGGACGGTGACGCGGATCTTCTCGGCCGCCTTGGGGAGACGCTGCCAGTTGCGCTCATAGATCCAGGAAGTCTTGCCGATCGGGTTGAAGTCGCCGATCATCTGCCGGAATGCGAGCGGGTGTTTGGAGCGGGCCCCGCGGAGGCGAAGGCCGAGCTCCCGATAGTCATCCTCGCGGAGCTCCGTCAGCTCGTTTGCCCAGATGAAGTTGACGTCCGTCAGGGACTTGATCTTCTGGTAGTCTTCGCGGTTATTCATCCCCGTAAAGACCCAGGTCTGATTTCCGCATTGAGCCGTCCAGGAGCTGCGGTCCAGGCGGAAGGGGCGATGAAGCGCGTCGGCCCGGCGCTCGATGATGTCGAGCGTGGACTTGCGCAGGCTGGCCAGGGTCTTCCGAACGACGACGATCTTCTGTCGCTCGCCGGGGTTCAGGATGCCCTGGAGAAAGAGCTTGTCGGCGATGGTGTAGGACTTCCCGGCACCGGCGCCGCCATAGAACAAAAGCTCGGGGGCGGTGGAGTTGAAAAATTGCAGGTGCTTCGGGCTGGAATTGAGAACCTGATTGACGTTGAACCGAGGTCGGGCGGCGGCTGCGGGGTTAGGCACGAGCGCCCCCAGAATCAGCAGGGCCGAGATGGTGATCGCCAGGCGCTTCATTTCTCATGGCCTCGGTTGGCTACTTTGGGAAGGAACTTCTCGGAGATTTCGTAGAGCGCGGCTTCGACGCCGGGGATTTCCTGGATTTGTTTATCCGTCTGATCGAGTTCGTTTTTCCCCAGGAAGATGAGCATCGGGATATCGCCCTTGAGCGCTCGTTCGGTCTGCTTTGCCCTCAGCGCCTCCCGACGTTCTGCCCGCTTTTTGTCTAAAATTAGCGAATAATTATTTTTCAGGGTTTCGTCATCACAGCCGAGAATATTGGCGATTTCGGAATTCTTGCATCCGTTGAAGGCCATTTGCCCGATTCGTTCTTCGTCGAGTGAACGATGAGGGCGACCGGCCCCGGGCTTATTCTTACGAGTCGCTTTCTTCATCGCCATGTTCCCAGGTTGACGGGCTCTTGCGGATCGTGGAGCCTGTTGAGAAGGTCCATCGTTTCGGGTGAGGGGTTGTCGATTTCGAAGGTGAGAGAGACGCCCTTGTCGCCGGAGCGGAGAGACTTGGAGTCCAGACGGCGGAATAGAGCCGTGATGTTGACGGCCTTTGCTCCCGGCGTTTTTGCTTTAGGCATGGGTTATTTGATCCCTTTGGACACGAGCAAGACGACGATGGTCACGAGCAGGGAGATGATGGCCGCCCCGCTGTAGACCTTGACCTTGATATCGTTGACCGTAGTTTCGATTCGGTCAGCGACGCCTTCGAGCCTGCAGATTCGTTTATCCAAAGCTTCGAACGTTGCCTCCGCGTATCCCTCGAACCGTTTCCCGTTTCCGCCTTCGTCTGCCATGATTACTTTCCCTTTGCGAGTTGGTATATCAGCATGGCAGCCGCGCCCGTGGCGGCACCGATGATGAACGACTTCGTGCGTCGGCCCAGGATGGAGCGTTCCAAGTGACGGAGCGCGTCTTTGTCGGCGTCCCAGGCCACAAGGGCGCGATCACGTTCACCCTGCATGAGGGTGAAGGCTTGAGCCGAGTTGGCCGCCTGCTGCTCCGCCGCATCGAGGGCGGCTCGGAGATTCCAAACGGCGGCCTTCTCGGTTTCGTACTTGGTGCGGTAGCCTTCACCGTCGATGAAACGGTTCAGGGTCGCTTCTGCTCCGGCGCGGGAGCAGATGTAAAGGCCGCCCTTCGTTGGGACAATAGAGCCCGTCCCGATACGCTCGTTGATTTTGGCGGATAGGCCATCGGGCGACAAGGCGGCCGTGAGCGTCTTGAGATGGGAGATCGCCGCGTCTTGTTCGGCGATGGTGGATTCGAGAGTGTCGGCCTTGGATATGGCCGCGTTGGCGTCTTTCTGGAGCGCGGCGTTTTGGACTTGGAGCCCGGCAATCACGGGCTCGGCCTGTTTCACATAGGCGTTGTATTCGGAGGCCAGGGCGGCCGATGCGCCTTTCCACTTCAGCGCGGCGCGGTGTTCGGCTTGGCCCCAGGCGATGACGATACCGACGACGACGGCCACGATCGCAGCGGCGGATATCAGCGTGGCCCGGAGCTTGGCGGTCATGGCCGATACTCCAGATGGACGACATCACGGCTGCCGTTCGGCATAAGCCAAGCACCCCCCCAGACGTTCAGGGGATCGAGGGAGAGCCAGAGCGCGCCCATGATGTCATAGGCGGGATCGGTGAGGGGGAGCGTTGCGCCTTCACGTTCGAGCACGGCGTCAAGTGCCCGTCCGGATTGATGGCTGGACTTGCGCTTGGTGCCGTCGCAGTTCGTCAGGCCCTGGTCGAAGAGGGATTTTTGCTGTTCGGCGGTTCTGAGGAACGATGTCGGCCGGAGAACCAGGCCGTGGATCCGCTTGAGTTGCTCGGTGACCTGGCAGAACAGCGCCCACGCTCTGGCCTGAGGGGAAAGTTGCGGGGAGGCCATCGCTCAGACCTCCCCGCGGGAAAGGAGGAAACCCAGAAAGGAGGAGGAACCAAATGGAGAACGCCCTTTGTCCACGGCGCCAGAATCCACTAGTTATGGTAGAGTTTCAATGAAGTTTATCAATATATGGGGAAAACG